TGAAACGCAAGCATCTCAAGGACGATCGATCTCTCTTCCGCGAGAGCAGGGCGATAACTGAAGTGAAAGCCACTGACACTTCCGTGCAGCGTGTATCCATCACAAATCATGGCGTATGGGTCCACTGGATTGTCGGCGTCACAGTCGAACCAGATGTTGAATCGTAGCAACGATATGTTGCTGGCAGGCGGATCTGCCCTTTCCCGATGATCGACGGCGGTCTGGCGATCGACTTCATGTTTGTAATCGCGATCGACTCAGACTGACTTCCACGAGTAAAGCCAAGCGTCCCGGAAACGCCGCTTGCATCACCAAGCGGTGTCGTCAGAAAGCCCGTGTAACCAGAGCCATACGGGATGCTTGTCGACAACTCTACATTCCGGTTCGTCCAACAGATTTGCGTGGCCTGTCGCGAATTGTTCCACTGCACCTCTGGGTGCGGGTCGATCATCAGCGAGAATCTGTCGAAAGCAACTGCGCTTCCGCCGATCGTCAGTGACCCCTCGTGGAACGCATAAACAATATCGGTATCCATTGCTGTGGGCGATCCGAACGACGAACCTTCGGCAATTGCTGTCGCGTATATGTCCATCGCCAACTGAATCGGTGCCGCTCCACGTTGACCAGACAACACGGCCTGACCCATTACGCAGTTCGAGAATGTGTGGATCTTTGATATTTTGTCGACCACAGTCGTGAACGTCGTTAGTGTGTCACCTAAACCGTACACGCCACCGCTTAGCGAGAACCCGAACAGCGGCAACAAGGTTGTGAGCTGAGTGGGCGACGGATTCATGGTGACGCGAAGTTTGTTGATCTGACGACCAATCGTCACCCGCTCCTTCGGGTGGTTGAGCCTTCCGCGAATTGCGAGATCTCCGTTGTCCACGAGTTCCGTGTACGACAGATCCTCAACCTTGATAAACGGCATCTGCACGCCGTTGATAGACAGCCGTGACGCATATCCCTGAACGCAAGCCATGTGCTAGTTTCCCTTCAGTGCATCAGCGACGGTGTCGTAGCACTCGTTCGCTAAAAAATGAAACTGCCTTCCGTCAGCGACTGTGACGGAATAGATCTTCTTTCCATCAAAGATGGCGAGGTTTACATACTGACCTAAGTCTCGATACCCCGCGTCTCCCTGCTGAACACTGTCACCACAATTGACGCAACCACTTTCCCCGGTGATCTCAGCCATAATTTCTCATCCAACGTGCTCGGAACCTCAGCAAACGAGTAAGCGCACGTCGAGCTTACATCGATGTCTGTGTAGGAGTGACAATTGAAAGCACGAACAATCTGCTGCTCCCACTTCATGTATGTTCGCAGGTTCGAGTCCCTGTCTGTTGCGTCGTTGTCCACGATCTCGATTGCGACCGGGTATATCACCCAGTCCATCTGAACCTCGCCCATGTTATTCGGAAGTGAAACTCTACGCGGCGGGGTGATTACGATGCCCGGTGTGGATATCTGAGGCAGCGTTGCCTTTTCGTCCGACCGCGTACTCATTCCGACCTTGCGGATCACTATGTTTTCCGGCTTTACGGCCCCACAAGTATCCTTCCCCTGCGGCGAGAACGACATCTCTTGCAGCGTGTTTTTGATCGACTCCATTAGCTGCCACTGAACAGCATCTGTCATCTGCTACCCCTCAGTGCTAGAGATTGTCCACCACTGCTGCGTAACAATCGGCAATTGCCGCTTATCCATGGTCCGCTTGTCGCTCTCCTTGGCGAGAATCAGCGCACGCAATGCTGCCTCTTCCCTCTTCTCGGCCTTGTCGTAGTTCATCAGCGATGCGTACTTGGCCTCCGACAACCGGAGAAACGCCGTGAACATTGCCCCATCCTCAATATCGATCGGATCGCTAATCGTGTAGCTGACCCCGGAGAAAGCCTGTGGGGCAGCATCAGCAAGAGTCACTGACGTTCCGCTTGTGTACGAAGAGATCGTTGTTTGGAACACATACGGGTTATCGACATGATTTCCGGCAACAACCGATCCGTATGGTCCTGTCGGCTCGTCCGCAGAATTGACGGAAAATCGAATAACGCATCCAGCGCAGTTCGACGGAAACGACGTCCCAGACCCAGTTACAGCCGTCCCCCCGTCGGACACAGAGACCGTTCCGGTCGAGTATTTCCACGGGACGCCAAACGCCCTGGGCTTGGCGTCGTACATCAGATCGTAGCCTCTGGCTGAACTCGGCGGAGCTGAGAAAATGACAGAGAGCCGATCGACAACCTCGCCAGTGTTTCGGATCGCGTAATACAGTGGGACTCCAGGAGACCATAATGCCGCGTTCTGAAGCATCTGTTCCGTCGAGTCTTCTACCGGCTCGATGAGTCGCCGCTGCGTGATGTCGTACATCGCAATCATGCGGCGAAAGTTTTCCGGAAGAATATACTCGCTTTTATACAGCGTGTACGCAGTCCCTGATGCGACATCGGCTCCTGGGTTCGAGAGTTCCGGCAAAACGATGGCCGTAGAACTTGTTCTTGACTCGATATCGTAATGGGCGTTCCCAATGATCAGCCGGTATTTCTCGACTCCGGACGGAAACGTTGATCCGGTCAGGGCCACCGTGCGAGTCGAGTGCGTGTACGAAATCGTTCCAGTGCTCTGGGACGGCACCGTGTTGAGAACTTCCCTGCGACGGTAGTAGGTCCAATAAGCCTGAAGCGGCAATTCTCGGTACGCTTCTTCAACGGCACGACGCATGTTCCGCTCGTTCCGTGCGGACAGGTCGTGGTCAAAGGCGTCTGCGAGGTACTCAATCGCGTCTTGGTATGTGCGAGCAGGCAACTTTTTGACCTGATCGCCCGTCGTGTTCTGGTGCCAGCAGTATACCACGGAGATTTATGATTTGACAACACGTCTTTCGCCGGTAGAATGTATCCGTCTCCATTTTATGGAGACACCCCCGGCTAGGCTCGCTACCGAACGGGAAGCCCATCACTTCTCACGCCGGGGTTTTATTTTTCTGATGCCCATAGATGAGGGAAGTCGTTATGAACTATGTATTTGGGTACGGTCGTGTCTCGACAAAAGCGCAGGTAAAGTTGTCCCCACGGGACGACGACAGTCTTGACGTGCAGGAGCGGCTTTGCAAAGAGTGGTTCGAAAGGGAAGTCCAGCACGGTCGGCTCGCTGGAATGAAGTACCACACCTTCTACTCAGACCCGGACGTCTCGGCGTCAAAGAGACTGTTCGAGAGACCCAGCGGGAAGTTGCTGCTATCGCACGTCCGGGCGAATGACTGGATTATCGCCTCGTCCCTTGATCGCCTGTTTCGCGACACCGTTGATGGGCTGGAGTCTTGCGACTACTTCACCAGGATTGGCGCAAAGCTCTACACGCTTGACTTCGGCGCACACAACGTGTCATCGCCGCAAGGCCGCCTGATATTCTCCATGATCACAGCAAATGCTGAGTACCAGCGCCGCGAGACAGCGCGGAAAACACACGTCTTCCTTAAGGACAGGTCTGATCGAGACCTTCCTTACGGAAACACGAGGCCAATTGGCTGGCAGAAAGTGAAACGCATCGAGTGTGGCCGGATGGTGACTACACTGAAGCCGTTCGAAGAGGAGCGTGAAGTTGGACGAATGGTCTGTCTTTGGGCGGATGGCGGCATGTCACAAAAACAGATCGTTCTAAAGCTAATGCGAGAGGGGTTCCGTCGATTCACCAAGAAGAAGGGACACTGGTTCTGGCGGGATTTGATCCGGCTAATGTACGCGACACGAGCCGGATTTCCTCAGCAGGCTATTGGTGAGCACGGTTCTTACTGGAGGGTAAAAGAGCGTTTCTTGGACGCAAACTCCCCTGCTCATGAATTACGCGCTCGGTGGCAGAAGAAACGCGACGACGCGCTTCAAGCTCAGTCTTTGCTGGACCTCTCTCAGCAGCAACATGAGCAAGCTCCTGCTTAACAAGCCGATTCTTGATATCTTCGGCGAGCACGACTGGCGGGGGAGGCGGAGTCTCTCTCGCCTTGTGCTTTACCAATCCGTCCACGCTAAGATTTTTCCTTTTCGCCACTTCCTTGACATCATCCACGGATGACACCCATGCCATCGGGTCGTCATATCGCCCAAGCTGACCCATATAATACTTTCCGTGCGTGTTGATACCGGCCTTCTTGGCGATGTCAACAACACGCTCTCTGCAAACGACGTGATCATCGTTCATCGCACGCCGCTGGCCCTCATTGAAAGTCCGGTCGGACCCGCCCATCACAGGTGCAGACCGGGAAGCGAGCATCAACGCGAGTCGCGGTGATTCACCACGCTCGATACAATCCCGGTAGATCTTCTGCTTGTGTTCCGGTAGGTCGGCAACTTCCATGTCGATAAGCGTCACGTCGAACTCCTGCTTTTGGGTTTCGTCTTAGGTTTTTGCTTTGCGATCTTTTCCTTCAGATTCTGTTGCTGCTGCGCAATTGCGGCCTTGCTGGCGTTCATAAGCGCGCTCTGCTTGATCTGTTGTTGCTTCAACAATGCGTCTTGCTCAAACTTCGCCTGATTGATCTGCATCTGCTGAATCGCTTGCGCTCTTTGCAGTTCCGCAGCCTGCTCGGCCTGCTGTTGCTTGAGCGCCATCTCCTGCTGTGTCTGCTCGATCTTGAGTTGCATCTCACGCTCTCGCTGTTGCTGCTCAGCCTCTTTCGCGGCCTGCTGCATCTGCATCTGCGCCTCTTGTTGAGCCAGGATGTCTTCTTGTCCAGGCTGCTGCGGCGCAGACTTCAGCGTGTACTTGTCAGGCTCCAGGTCCAACGCGATCGCCATGTCGGAGATGTAAGCGTTGAATGGATCAACCTGCCCGCCGAGTGCGTACGCCTGCAATGTCGGCATGATCACCTGCCCAAGCTGATTCAACTGGTCAATCCGATTGTTCTTGTTAGGCTTCCGTGCTGACCCTTCCTCGATGCGATAGTCAAACTGCATGACCGTTGCTTCCACGGGCTGCATCAAAACCTTCTGCTCGAACGCATTTGCTCCGATTTCACCGAGGAACGGTGCGAAGTCGTCGCGATCCATGCAGAACGTGGCACACTCCATCTCTTTCAGTGCGACCTCTGACGCCCAGTCTTCAACCTTACTGGCCATCTCGTCTGGTCGCACAGTCGTGTTGTTCTGCTTGACGCTCGCCTCTTCAGCCGACCTCATTTGTCTCGTAGAAAGTCCGTACATCAACTCGGTAAGACCAACACGCTTATCGAAGATTTCCATAACTTCCGTGAGCATCTGCCAGATATCACGGCTGAAGTCTGGAGCCTGCAGAAACTGGACAATCTTACTGATCGAGTCAGCCCCCATCGCTCCGGTGGCAGACACTTCCAGCATCTTGAATGGGCCGTTCTGACCAACCAACTGCTGTTTGATCTCTTCTGAGGCCGACTTCAGCATGGCGACGTACGTCGTGCAACTCGAAGCCACCTTGTCGGCGAGGTAAGACATGCACCAGTTGATGAATCGAAGCTCCCCGATCGCTGGCTTGATGAGCGACACGGGCCATGCGTGATCTGGGGTCGTGAAAAACGCCAGTTCAGCCACAGGCCAGCCACCGGACGAGTAAGGTTCCGACCAGTATGGAGTGCTCCATTGGGTTCGGCTCAGCAATTCCTGCTGATCGCCCTCAAGGATATTCGACGGAATGTTGAGTGGGAACGGAACATTCTGTGCGATCGCAAGGTAACAATACTCGCCGAACTGACCGAGGTCGATCTCCGACTTCAGTGAACTCCCGGCGTAAGACCGCAGCCGCTGCCCGATGCCGTTCTTGGAATAAATCTCCCAGTATTCAATCAGGTCGTAACTGGATGAGTCTCGCTTGTTTTTTCCGGCCTCAGCCTGCCCTATCCGCGTATTCTGCGCCTGAGTTGACTGCAGGTTCCCTCGGAGCGTCTTGTCCGGAAGGCCGAACTTACGCTCCACCAGATTGACCGCCTCCGTCCGCTTGATCGCAATCCACTGGCGATCCTTGCGATATTTCGCATCGGGATCTTGCAGAAAGTCGTCACACGAGATGTACGAGGAGACCGGAAACTTGACCTTCCCGTGCGACGGCTGGAATATCTTCGTCTCCATCAGCCCGAGACCCTTGATCACGGCCTCGTCGATTGCCTGACGGCTTTCGAACTTCTTGTTTGACGTCTGCTGGATGCGATTCAGGAAGTACTGCTTCAGCTTTGCTCGAACAACGTCATCAGCTCGGTCAACCTGCTGCATCTCCATGATCGTCTGGGCGTACGCATCCGCTGCCCTGTCGCCACCACCAATCGGAATTCCGAGTTCTTCCGGAGTTAAGATTGGGGGTGTGAACGGGGTGACTGTGATGTTCGGGTTACGGTGATACAGGGCTGGTCCGATCAGTGCGGCGGCCTCGAACACTCTGTTCATTGTGAACCTGAATGTCGGAAGTCCTGTCGCGCCGTATCCCTCCTGCGAGAGAAACCCCTGGTTTGACGCAGCGTAATCCTGGTTCCACATGAAGTTGTGGGCGGAATCAAAGAAGTTCATTGCCTCGCGAGCGTATTGCCCGAAAAGCTGCTTCTTCACTTCCTCTGCGTGCTTCAGCAGACTGAGCCACTCACCAACCAACCCCTTCATCGGATGGTTGCCCTTGAGTCTCAGGCTCATTCCGTCGAAACTCGACGTGTCCTGCTCGGCCATTCTCGATCTCCGCTACTTTGTTTTTTTATTGCTTGCTTCGAATGGGGCTTGTTCGGCAGAATTCAGAGTCTTCTGAATCTGGGCCAACGCATCCTTGAGTTCCGCTACCGTCTTTCTTGTCTCTTCGTCGTTCACCTTTAGCGTCTCGATCGCCAGATGCTGGGCGGTGAATTCCCACGCACCCTCCGATCGCATCTCGTCGTTCTCCTTCAGTCGAGGATCGTTGATGTGTCGCACGCCGTACTTCGACTCACCTCTCGCCAGCCGCAAGTTGACAGAACGTCCAGTCGGGGAAATCCCAATTACGTCGCCAACCTCGGCACGACCCGTCTCACGAACTCCGCCCGGCCAATAAACAACGGTTTCTCCCAGTGAAACCGACGGCATATCAAAAGGTTCTCGCATCTACTTCGCTCCAGTTGGTCCAAGTGTGATACACGGTGGCCCGCCTTGAGCCAGCCTGTTGCGGCGACGTGCCGCTGTTTCTGCAATCATCTGTTCGGCCCAAGTCATGTTCACGACACTCTTCTTGGGCGCGACGTACCGGCATCCATGTGCCGCTGCATATTCAGTTGATTCCACGCTGTGCGTGTTAAATCGCCTGTTTCCCTCATCAACAACAACTTTGACCCCACCTTGTTCTTGGAATTTCTTCAAGAACCCTTCCATCTCGCGACAGAAGTTCGGGCACGTGTCGATATTGACAATTAACTTTGTAGTTCCGTCCGGCCTGATCGACAGCCAGTTTCTCAGTGACTCTTCGCGACCTGGGATATTGTCTGATCCAGACAAGAACCCAATCCCCGTCTCGACACTACGGACACCGTTGTTGTCCAGCGCGATCGAGTATTGTTCCCTCGGCGTGACACCGGACCCGATCTCTCGCAATGCACCGCCGTGAGCATCGATAATGAACGCTTGGAACTGATCGTCTTTCGCGTACCTCTTGACCCACTCGCCGAACAGAGCGGCTGTCGCCTGCTTGATGTAGACCTCCTGGTAGAGATAGACGAAGTCTCCGAGTTCTGGCGGTGGAACGGCGAAAAAGTTCGCAGCACAGACTGCGTGGCCAGGGTCGACGGAAAGATATCGGCACCACTCCGCTGGAGGCTGACCCATCCTCTCCTTCAGAATCTTCGCGACTGCATGGTCGTAAACACGAAAACTGTGGATACTCCTGGAGAACGTCGGGTAAACACGGACAGAGTCCGTCGTAAGCTCACCCAACGCCCGCTGACGGAACACGTCCTCGCCCATCTCACGCCAGATCCGCTCGTTTTCCTTGACGGACTTCCGCGAGAGGAATGGGTTGTCGTACATCGTCGCCGTGAGCAACTTGGAGATTTGGTCTGGCTGACCTTCCTGCTCCTTCGCTCTGCGAACCAGCGAGATAAGTTCCGTGTTTCTTCCGTGTGGCATAGCGGTCCACCGCAGAAGACCGCCCACCTTCTGCGTACGCGACGTTGCTTCCGTGTACCAGCCGGGTCGATCGATATCCTCATCGATGTGATACAGGTTGACATCAAACCCCTGGTACTGCTCGGGATCGCCAGCACTGTTTGCCGCGTAGATCACCCAGCCAGTGTCCAACTCGACCTTCGCGAAGATGTGGTGCGACCGCTTCAGCCAAGCGATCTTGCCCTTGATTCGGTGCTTCGGGATCAGCGGTGGTGCTGGCTCCGATTCGCTCTCGCGGCCCTCGTCGCCAAATCGACAGCTACCCTTCGGCCAGTCCTCATCCTTCGGCCAGGGGCGAAACACCCGATACTCTTTTGTGTTCAGATCCTTGATAATCGAGAATACGCCAGGACGGAAAAGATTCCTGTGAATCACACGACCAATGTGACCCTCGCCCCAGCCGACACACAGAATGACACCGTCCTTCTTAGGGTACTTGTCTTGTGGGTCGCAACCCAGCGCGGCACGAGCATCCTCCACGAAACCAGCGATTGATCCGCCAGCTCTCGTCGCCTTAA